GGTTACGGTTGGCGCTGCTGAGTATCCAGACCCACCTGATGTAATTGTGATGTTACCGACCGAACCGACCCGAACGAGATTCGTCCCGTTGAACGTAGCGTATCCATAAGTTGTGTCAATGATGAGCACTCGCTCATTCTTCCATTGACTGATTTGAGTACGGGTTCCGCTGAACGTGCCTGAGCTAGCCAGGGTGATCGGTGCGGTAGGGGTTTCCAAGCTGACATACTGCGCACCTCCATTGGTGAAGAACGCAAACATGTAGGCGACACCATTGATATTGGCTGGCGCCATGTAATGCACCGTGCCGCCCCAACTGAAATTTGTACTGCTATAAGTAACGCGTTTTTCTTTGGGTATGACCTTCAGGTTCGAGTACCCAATAGGCATCACGTTCTCTATCCAGGCAAACTCATTTTCCTGAATAGCCGTGCGATTGGCTTTGGTGTTAAGCCCTTTGAAATCCTTGGTAACGTGGTAGGACTTCTTTTGCTCAACTGCGGCCATGATTACTGAACCGAGTAAGGCGTTGGTAAACGACGCGTGAAGCTCGAATTAATCGCTGCCAGTAACTGTTTCTTGTACTCGGCATTGAAGATTTCTGCTTCACCGTAGGATTGCTCTTTGTATTTAGCCTTGTAAGCCGCATAGAAGGCTACAGGCGAGGTGTAAGGCTCTAAGATCACCTCAGTCTGCGAGTCTGATGTAAGCGGTACAGGCAAAAGAATGGTGTCAACCTCAATCACATAGACCTGATCAGGTACCGGGCCAAAGTAAATTTCATTCTGCCCGTAACGGGTGAACGCAATAGGTCTTCCTGTGTAGTTCTGCCAAAACCGCAACTCCGCATTGAACTGCGTCCATGACATGTAACGCAATGGTATGCGCGTGTTACCCCAATACAGATTGATGTTCAAAACATCAAGAATCTGCTCTGCCCACGAAGGCAATGTAAGGGTCGATATGTTAAAAACTTCAACCGAGGTGGTCGTAGCACCAGTCAGGATATTGCGAAGGCAACCCGTGTCACGCACGACACGATGCCGAGCACCGTTGATGTAATCGGTTAGCTCGGTGTCAGTCCAGAAGTTGCCAGCAGCATCATGCAGCAGTCTTCTAACTTCTGCGATATACCCTGAGTAGGTTGCCATTTATGCCTCATCGCTTGTCTGGGGCTGGACTTTGACCCCAGCTCGCCCACGCGGAGCGGGAGGGGCTACTCGTTCCACCAACACGGCTGATTGTTGGTCGGGTTTTACTGGAGCGTCCGTAAAGGTGAACTCAGCAAGGCGAGCCATCGCTTTATCGTGGTCGGTGTTCATCTTCATCCAACCTAAACGCACCAAGTATTGATACTTATTGTCGTCGCCATACCCAAAGATATGTCGCGCAACATGAGGTTCGATTTGTACGCTTTTGCCTGGCGGAAACTCAAACCACTGATCGACGTACTTGGCGACCAGTGGCTGAGAACCTTTGTTTGTAACAAAGATCATGCTTCTAAAATGTCCCCGTAAACATATACATCCGCTGTTGCTGCAGCACCTTGAGCGGTGGTGAGCGATAAGTATAAGTTGGGAATGCTTGATTTCACCGTGGTGCTTGCACTGCTTGTCGTACTAAGCGTGAGATCAAGGAAAAGCGCTGACGTTGTAAGCGAGGAGTAAGCCTGGGCCGCTGCAACAACCGCTGTACCACCTTTGCTAGCAGCGGTATAAACGCCGCCAGCAGCCGTGGTCAAAGAGATTGAAGCATTCGTCACCACGATACGACGAAGAATGAACTTCGACGGGTTACTAAACATGGTGATTTGCTGATCGGCGGTGGAATTCATGTTCGCGCCGATCAACTTCCCAAGCAGGATGCCTCCAAACTGCTGCGGCAATAGACTACCGACTTTGTTTGCATCCATGCTTTACTCCAATTACGAGTTGTAGGTGCCAGAAGCAGCCTGACCGCCATTGACGGTCAAGAACAGTGCCGTGACAGTGCCAGAGGTCGAAACGATTTTAACGTTCTGACCATCAGAAACCATCATGCCACCTGTATTTGCTGCAATTACATCAGCCCATGCAGAGCCGTTATAAGCCTGATACTTACAGTTTGCGACGGGATAGATGACGTACAGACCTGCTGGTAGCGTGTAGTCAGTGCCTGCCGTTACCGATTGGGTAACGTAGTCAAAGTACGCGCCATCAGCATCGCTGCTTAAGCCACTAACGATGATTTTATTAAGTGCCAATGCCATGATCGACTCCTTACAGCGTGAGTGAGTTAAGGCCGGTCACTTTGGTCATGCTCTTAGGCTTGGTGCTCACCATTTCAGCAATGGTCAACACTGCGCCAACATAACCAATCTGCCAGTTAGGCAGCGTGGACTCAAAGCCGGTAAACGCAAACTCAGCCTGATCGTGAATGTACATGCTGAGATAGTTTGAGTTCAACAAGTACAAAGTGCCTTCTGGGCAATAGGGATCAGGATAAATCGGCACACCTGCAACCATGAGCGCACGGAAACCGGACGTTGGGCCTTCTTCACCGCTAGCAAAGTTGCTGCCGGGGGTGATCATGTAGGTTTCTTGACCTACAAAGTCTTGCGCCAACAATGTCCAAGTGCCAAAGCCGCAAACACCAAAGGAAGGCACCTCAGCACCGTTTTTCACCGTTCCAGAGATGTACTGGAGGATGTTTTGACGGGTTGGGTTAACGCTACCTGCAGCGTACTCTTTGGAACCCCACCATGCGTAGGTCGAACGGCTAAGGCCACCATAGGTTCCTGCCGAATCAACTGCAATGGGCAACCCAGTGAATTGCTGGCTATTGCTGGTGTTGTTGTACAGCGCTGTTGCCATTGCATCCATCATGACGTTGGTCGCATCGTTCATGCGAGCTTCAATCAAAGGAATCACAGCATAGTCTTGCTGTACAGCGCCTTCCATACCGAGGAAGGGAACTGGAGCGATCATCAACTTGAGGTTGAATTCAGCGTTGTAAGCACCCTGCATGACGCTAGGCTGTGCAAACGAACCGCTGTAGTCCGACCATTGTGCGTTGACAAACTGAGAACCCTGAACAGGCACGGTTACCGATGACACACCGCCTGAAGCGGTCTGAGAATTGGCAAGCAATGCGGCAAGCAGGGGGGTTGAGTTGTAAAGCTGGACAACCAGTTTCGGAATAAAAGCCCTACGGGTAACGTAGGTCAGTTCATTGTACTGACTGGTGCCTGCTGTTGGGATAATACCGCCACCAATAGGCATGATAGGTTCCTTTTAAGAAACAGACCTAATTAACGAAGTCCAATCGGGCGAGACTGGTTTCCCTGTCTTAGCTCGTTGAGTGCACTCGCCGCTGCTTCCCTGGCCGCTGCTGCAGGATTCTTCAAATACTTCTGAAAGTCATTGACCTTCGAGGTAATTGGCGAATTACTGAATGCAGGGGTTGGCTTATCAGCCTGGCGCATCCAGTTGTAATACTCAGCAGCCGATTCGTGATTGCTAATGCCTTTTTCAATCATCAATTTCTCGATGGCTTTGACATCATCATCCGATTCAGCAAGACGTTTCTCCTTCAACGTATTTCTACGTTTTTCTAACTCGGTGCGAGCGTCCTTTTCTTTCAATCGCGCTTCCAATTCGGCAATCTTTTGCTGCTGCGCAGAGATAGCCTGATTGGTTCGCTCTTCAATCTCAAGTTCAGGAACTGGAAGGTCGGGATGGGCTTGCTTTGTCAGCTTCAGAAACTCCTTTCGGGTTTTCGGATTCTCAGCCAAGGCTTTCGCCAAAGCGGCAAGCTCATCACGGGCGTCTGGGGTAAGGTTTTCTAGCGACATTGTTTTTTCAGCCGTTCAAAACAATTAGTTAAATGACACGCTTGGTGTCACCGGGTTTGGAAAGCGTCATCTGGTTTTTAGTAACCTTATTCGCTCCACTCAAGCCACCAAACGGCTCATACCGAGGTGGGTTGTAAATCTGACCATTTTTTTGCTGGTTATCCGTCGGGCGACGAATCGTTCCAGCGCGGGGTTTGAACAATTCCATCACTATCTCCTAGATAGGTAAGGGTGGGTTTTGAGTCCCAGGGGTTGGTGCCGCAGCCATTGCTCGCATCTCGGCAGACGCGCCACCAGCTTGAGGCAGAGTCTGAATCATTTGCATGATTTCAGAGGGTACTAACTCTTTGGCTTTGTAATCCATCTCGCCAAAGGCCGATCCAATCTTTCCTATGGCATCTTTCAGCGCTTTTTGTTCAGGCGAGCCATCAGGAAACTTTTGCATAGCACCCATTAACATGCCCATACCGAGCTGCACATCAATGCGACCTTGCATTTCCTCACCCTTTTTGGGTTCAGGCGTCGACATAGGGGAAGACATGGGAGGTGACGATGCACCGGACAGTGCTGGTTTCTTTTCTTCACCTTCTTCGCCTTCAGTGCCTTCTTCTTCAACCTCGATTTCCATCGAAGCCTTACCGTTTTTGGCACCGCCGCGAATCAACTTCATCAATTCTTCTGCGCTAACAGCCATATTGAGTCCTTTCAGGGCGGTTTGTACTTACTTACAGACCGTCTGTCAAGCGATTAACGGCGTGATGGCCGTGCGTAACGTAGCATTTTGCGTTGCATCATGAGAAACGACCTCCTGCGCGTTGATAACCCGTGCGATTCATCGTCGCACGACCATAATTGAGTTGTGGAGTGCGGTAAATCTGTTTTAGCTCAGACTTACCCATTTTTGGCTGGTCATTACTGTAAGAAAAACGGTCTTGACCACTTCTTGTGTCGCCAGAACCGCCATTCATGTTGGAATTACCGTTTGTCAGCATAAAAACCTCTACATAGCGGGTGGTGCAGCGCCTTCCGGCGTTGGTTGCTGCTGTTTTTGCATTTCTTGCGCTGCTTGCTGGGCTTGCTCCATCTTTCGGAGGTCTTCTTTGAGCAATTGCTTCATTGGAGGCTCCAAAATGTCAATCAAACGCTCTTTGGTGATCGCGCCACGGTCTGCAAGTGCAAATGCAAGGCTTCGCAAGTCTTCCGTGAAGATCGGTGAGTTGGAATGCGCATCCACTTTCACCACAAAGTCCTTCGTGAACTGGTTTGCAATGAACTTATCACCCTGGTCATCCGTGTAAATGCGATCAGAATAGGCTTGCATAGCCTTTAAGTACAGCGTTGCCATCTTTTCAAGCGCATCTTCAATGATCAATGCCCGTTTTTTAGCCCTCGAAGAGCCTAAACGTGCCAATTGTGAAGCGTGACCAGCACTTCTAACGCCTGATTCACCCCTGCCTTGCAACACATTGACAATGCCAGAGGCTTCCTCAAACATCTGATCAATCTCTGCAATCTCTCTAAAGAGATCATTCGGAATAGACGGCGCCATTTGCTCGACTTTGGCATTAGGCATGTCGGTTGAAAGCAGGCCACCAACACGGTTTAGCGCAAAGTTCTTCTCATCGAGCAAGCCTGTAAAGCCAATGAGCGCTGTAGGCGGTGATACTTGCTTGGATAAGAGGTCAAGAATCTCTGACATTCGTTTATTGCGCATGTCTTGCAAGAAAACTAGCCTTGCAACTTCAGAGATACCCCAGTAGTAATCGTACTGTGGGGTTGGACAGAGCTGAATAAAGGGCAACTCACCCTTCAAAAACATGCTTTCGCCTGCTCGGTCGTAGATGATGACGTTAGGGTCGGCAATGGTGACGCACTGATAGTCCTCAGTCATGTCATTCCAGACCCATAACTCAGTCATCTTGATCGTGTCTTCAGCCACACGAGCCTTGTATTGCTGCATTCCAGCAATATTCAGGTTCACATTCCCATACATCGTTGGATCAGTGGCCGACAGAATCAAACGCTGGATGCCATCAGGCACTTGGTTTTCTTGGCTTTGGCCCATTTGCAAGCGAGCTAGCAATGCTTCACGTTGCGGATGCGAGTAAAGCCTGGCGTATAACTCCGAGCGTGTGATGTAGTAAATCTGAATCAACGCTTCTTGGCG